GGCGTTTTGAGCCTGTTGAACTGCATACGGAATAGCGCCAGCCGCCGACAGCTGTTGCGCCCCAGTCATGCCAGCGTTCTGAGCAAGATTACCAATATTGCCCATTTGAGCACCAAGCTGCCCTTGAGCGCCAAGACCAGTCATGTAGTTCTGAGCAGCGGACTGGTATCCAGTATTTGCCATGTTGCCAAGCGCCTGACCCATTGCAAGGTTTTGCTGGTTCATCAATGCGGCCTGAGCAACGTTACCGCGATCACCACCAAATGCACCTTGCTGAATTGCATTACCCTGCAACTGTTGCTGTTGCTGCTGGTTAACATTTTGCATCTGAGCCGCAGTTGCGCCCATAGCTTGTTGCATATACGGACTCATATATGCTGAAACGCCTTGACCAAAGTTCTGTGGGTTATAACCAGCCGCCGCTTGCTGTGTCATCTGACCAGCTTGCTGAAGATATGGCTGAGCAGCCTGAGAGTATTGTTGAGACTGATCAATACCGGCTTGCTGAGTAGCATTAATATCAGGGACCAATTGCCCCTGATACTGCTGATAGGGTTGCTGCTGAAGAGTTTTGCCTTGCTGGGTTATGTAATTATACATATCCTGAACGGACTGCGGAGGCGCACTCGTCGTTGTAGTAGTGGCTGAACCCTTGGAACCCATCGTATAACCCTCAATCTACTTCTTCGTCAGTAGAACCTGTTTTCGCGCCCCATAGGAAAAACGCCCCAGCGGGTTCACCAAAGTTACGCTCATATAATGCTATCTTAGCACTTGTTCTCGTATTTGACAAAACCCCAATCATCAATGGAAGTTCAAGGTCTGTTGCAACTTTCTTAGCAAATTCAATCAGTTTCTGAACCCGTGATTCTTTGGCATTACGATAATCGGGATGCACAAAGACACACATTTCTTCCAAGAACTGTTTCTCAGAATACCAATAGTTAGCCACCCGCAAGACAAACAATCCTTCTAGCTTATCTTTTGGCCCGATGACGCCAATAATACCGTTGCTTTGTGTCAATTGTGGCCACAGGGCTTCGGCAACTTTGGCATCATTAAAATCAAACAAACCATTCTCTTTATGGACAATACGAGCCAAGTCCATAATGCCAAATAGGTCGTCTCTGGTGGCAACCCTGACGCGGGCTGGGGTAGTGATTAGCTCAATTTTGCGGTTCTTCCGTGCACTCTTTGACAGACGAACACGTTTTTTAGTCTCTACAATTTGCATTTATTAGTCCTTACGAGGTCCGGGAAGTTTACTGAGTGTCTTTATTAAGTCCTTGCGAGCCAAAACAACAAAATCGTCCAACAAATTATGGCCATGATCGATATCGCCACCGCCAATTGAAGTGACAACACTAGGAGGAATAACATATTCCCCTCCAGCAGCAACAATAGGCGCGAGAGACCTGTCATTACTATTTTTATCACTTTTAGACCGCATATTTCCGCTATTTGAATTATGATCGTGACAAAGACTATCCAGAACATCAAGCCCTGCATCGGTATTTCCCTCACTTAATGTCGACACGATGTTAGCCGGAATGACATATGATCCAGCCGGAACGTGCATATTAAGGTGATCGGTTCGACCAGCCACTGCGGCATGAATTGGTCCAACATGAGCACGCGAATCATGCGCCGCACGATCCGGGACGTCTGAGTTGGTCAACGGGTCTGGAATATCACCGCCAGATGCTTTCTTGGGACGAGCAACATTCAATGCAGCTGCTATGGCTTGATCTTGAGAATGACCAGAATGCATCATTTCTCTTATATTAGAACTGATCGTCTTTTGTGATTTACCGTGTGCTAGTGGCATGACAACCTCAACTATAGGATACGGCTACAATCATGCCGCTTCCGGGAGTGACAACAATGCCATTATTGACAGGCATATTAATAGTGTAAATTCCAACAGTATTTGGAATTATAGCCAGACGAACACCATTTACTGCTGTAGCCACTGAATTTGCATCGTATATGGTTCCAGTAGTGGTTCCGGCTACAATGACACTAACTTTAGCAACCCATCCAATCGGCGTAGAGAAGTATGTCGCAGCAGAAACTTCATAAGTATTTACTGTTCCGGCAAGATTCTGCGTCGTGTGGTTCAAGGCGTTGATGCCTTGCACACCGTTTTTCTGGGTAGTTAGGATATCGTCTAAAGATGCGATGGTAGCCTCCTATTAAAATTTTCCGTCAAGTTGGTAACGATAACGAATCGCACCAAGACGCCAGAAAGTACCCACATCGTTAGATGATACAGCAATTGACATAAGCCGCGCCCTAATACGGACTGATATGTATTCAGTCGCCTGTGTCATGGTATATGGACCATAAGCCGTCACAGCATCGCCGGGGTAGTTCGTCACATAAAATGTGATTTTAACTGTAGCGTTCTGCGTACCGCTATAAGTTCCCCACTTCATGTCTGGCCAAATTTGATCAATGAAAATCAAATTATCCGCCTCATTCAGTTGGAAAAAACCAGTTTGGAACGAAGACAGCATAGCAGTGGTTGAAGTTCCACTTGCTGCGTCATTTCCTATTTCGTGCTGATAAAGATAGTTATCAGAGCCAGCACCAATGGGAGGCCCAAGAACAGATTGATCAATCCAAGCAGTACGGCCAAGAGTACCATAGTCCCACTGTTGGAGGACTGTGTTGTATTTGACATAAGAGTCATTCTCCGTCGAACTTGCCGATGGATAATACCAAGTTACTTCGTTGAACTGAGAGTTAACAGCGCAACATACCTTATTAAGATATGACGTATTAATGTTCTGGAAGATAACATCCCAAATTGGACATGGGATACTCTGTGGGCCAGAACCCATTGACATAAAGAACTGCTTTTGGCTCATCCAAAAGATAGCACCATTAAGTTGGCCAATGCAGTGACGCGATATAGCGCCGCAGTTTGATCCAATTTTATTGAAGCCATAGACGAATGGTGCGCCAACATATTGCATGGCCCACAGATCAAGATCAGTCCAAAGCAAACCTTGCTGTGGCCCTTGAATACCAGCAACAATCTTAGAACCAGTAGGAATGCGATATGAACCTGCCTGATTCGTTGGCGTGGCATTCCATACAGTAAAATCTTCAATATCAGACCACCGAACCAATAGTGGATCAGGCGCGAGTGTGAATGATGATCCGTATGCAATGACTTGACGCTCTGGCATAGCAACGAAAATGCCACTGTTAACTAATGGACCATTGCCGCCAATGATCTGAGCATTTTGAAGTTGACCACCCGGTTGCCAATAATAGATTGCACCACCAGCGGGACAAGCAATTAAATCTTGCCCAAAGTTATCCAAGGTCCAGTCCGTTGTCGTTATTGGCGTTCCGGGCGTTGATGGTTGAGTTGTACCAACACCAAAACCACCCGTGCCAAACCCACCAACACCGAAGCCGGCACCCGTAGGCTGTGGGCCTAAAGCAATATAAAAAGTAGACCTGATATTGCCAGAGTTGATGGAAACAGGACCAGCCGTAGAAGTAGCCGAATTGGCTGCGGAGAACGTAAACGTATTTACCGTTGGAACGGTAAGAACGGTATACAGGCCGGACAAAGTAAGGCCACCAAGTGTTGTCGCAACGCCAACATAAAATTGATCACCAACATTATAACCGTGATTATTTAATGTTGCCGATATGATTGATGAACCGCTAGTCGTTGAAAACGCATAGGATGCACCACCGTTTGATACCGTAGATGTTGCCAGCGCGCTTGCATTGATCGTGTAAGTAGTTCCACCAGCCGTATAGATAGAATACGGGCCAGTTAAAATTAAACCACCCACTGATACAGGCGTTACAAACTCAACATAATCCAAAACAGATGACGTTATTCCAGCGTCAATAATAGTTACTGTGTTGGAGCCACTCGTCGTTGAAAAGTTTGGCGCTGGATTAGTTGTCGTAATTTGAGGCGTAATATCAACTAGGTTGTTACCTGTCAGAACACTTAAAGATGATTCAGCACCAATACCAAGGTGATTCGTGGCATTAAGATCAGCCCAACCTTTAAGAGCACGAATCTTAGACGAAATAGCAGAGTTATAATAAGCCACCCAGCCGCCCAACTTTTGAGCCAAGCCAAGTCCCATACGTTCTGGCAAAAAACGAATCAAAGCAGATGATGAATAAGCAGCCTCATTTAACGCCAATGTGGTGTTGGTTTCTACGCCGGGCTTCAACTTAATCGTGTTATGGGGCATTAGGATGCCTTCCAAAAAAGATGGTTATCTTGGATTGGAACATTACACCCCTTGCTAAGATTTTCAAATTTTGTAATCACTTGCAAATTCCATGGTACATGCAAACCATTAAATCCATCGCCATGTAATGGGTGGATATGATCCACATGGTGAATTACCCCGGTTTGGACAGAACGTGCTGTAGCTATATCATATATCTCTTGAATTTGCGCTAATTGAATTGCAGACAACCAAAATGGAGTAGCATTGATTTTTAAAGCACGACGTGTCGCCGAACGAACTTTATAATAAGGCTTATTGTTTTCATAATGATTTCTCATATATGAGTTATGCTTTACTCTATTGACACTAATCCAATCATTAGATTTTTTAATAATAACATCCTTGTTTTTATTATAATGCAGTTTTCTTTTTTGTAATTCATTTTCTCTATTGAGATAATATCTATCTTTGTCTCTTTCTAAATGAGTTTCTTTGTTTTTGTCTCTATATATTTTTGATCTTGTTTTTGCAGTATCCTTGTTTAATTGATACCAATCTTTTGCTTTTTTCAAATCACATTTTTTGCAATTGTAATGGTGACCATCTTTCCTTGAGCGATTTAATGAAAAATCGTTCAATGATTTCATCTCTTTGCAAATATTGCAAATTTTTGTTTCCATTTTTTTACCTTGATGGGGTAGCAACAGGAGATTGAGAATAAGAAGTCCAAGCTGCATCTTGATATTTTTTACGATTTTCTTCAGACAGAGCAGACCTAAGAAGAACTTGATACTGGCTCTCATAACTTTGAGCCATCTGCGGATCATCTGACATACGGCCAAAGTTGCGCTGATATGCAGAAATATAGATCATGGAAGCCATAATCATCATATCTGGCAAATTAGTAGAGATATATGTCTGCGTATTCGTGGCCGACAATGGAGCCGAACGAACTGTACCCGTCAAACGAACCTGATAAGACGAATCAGGAATAGGGCCGACAACCATAATTTGAGATGTGTAACCAGTAGTAGCAGCGTCACCACCATATTCAGCGTAGTAGGCTGGCAATCCAGTAGCTGAACCGCTGCTGTATACATTTTGAATGTATTCCTTGGTCACCGGCAACAATGGCGATGATACACCCGATCCAGTGATAACTTCCATCGTCTCAGTCGTTACAAACTGTGTCTGTGGAATTGTAAACGTACCGCTATTAGCCGTCAGCGAGTAAGCCGTCGTGCTAATCTGGGTGGAAAGAAAATCAAGGTCACGCTGCATACGCAATTCAGCATATGAGATCATTTGAGGCAGAATGATCTGATAATTTGGATCAGTGGTAGGAACCACAGCCATCGTAGCAATCTGCTGGACGTATGTATTGTAATCCATGACTATCCAACCATGTTAAATGCCGCTGTTTCAACCTCAGAAACGCGGCGCGACCAACCTTTTCCAAAGTTAGCATAGTTTGATAGAGATTGTAAGAAGGCTAAACGGGCTTCGCAAACTCTCGTTGCAACATCGCGAGGGTTTGACGTTTCAAGAGCACTAAGTGTGGCTGGCCCGATTTGTCCGTCCGCATTAACATTGAGAACCGTTTGAAGGGCTTTCGCTGCGCGGGACGGCCCCGAATTAATGGCAAAATCAAATACGGCATAATCCACGCCCATAGGTAGATCGTCACCCTTTACCGTATCCCAATATTTATCTTTGTACAGCGGCATGACATCATTTGGCGTCAAAGCCATAATGTCGCTCTTTGTTACCGCATGTCCAACATACTGTTCCCAAACTGCTTTAGTGCATCCTAAGTTGGTCGCACCGCCGGGGTCTTTTGAGTTATCCGTGTAACCGCCTTCATTTTTTAAAACTAATGCTAGGCACCGCTCAAAATTTCCAATCATATCAATTCTCTTGCGTGTTCAATCCTGTGGCAATTTGCACAAAGTAAAATACATTTTTTTGTTTCCTTAATCAGTTCTTCAAAAGATAAATTTTGTATTTTATCAGTAATACTAAATTTTTTCTTTGAAGGGTCTAAATGGTGAAAATCAAAAGCCGCATGATGGTAAGTGTTTTTGCATACCGTGCATTTACCGCCCATCATTTCTATTAACTTTAACTTAATATTTTGCCTATTCCAAGTTCTCCAATGGTTAACACAATAATCATTACCATAATGTTTCTTACCACAATCTTCAATTTTACATTTTCTGTTTTTGCCTTGAATTCTAACTGGCGAATCCATGTTTAAACCTTTGCGCATTCTTAGGTAGTGCGCATTGCATAAACCTTTGCATAAAGCGGGTTTTAAGCATTCAACCGCAGAACATTCAAATTTTAAATTGATATTCATTAGTTATGCCTTTGGAGCCGGTGTATGCTGATGTGATGAACCAAAATAATACGACAATACTAGTGTCAATGAGGCATCTAGCGTTCCCAATACACGGGCAATAAGTTCACGCATGGTATCGGGAATGACACTATTAAATAGATGCCACTGGATAAAAACCCAAGCTAGGATAACCACAATAGCGATGACACGGGGCGTCCAATCATGCGTCTGAATCTGCATGTTACGGGCGCTATTACGGTCACTAGCCGCAATCTTTTCAAGGTCAATATCAAGTGACTTCATTTGAACTTTGAAGTCAGCGTCAATCTTCTTGAGTGCCGTTAGTTGATCTGGAGTGGCTGTACCCATTGCAGCCATGATCTCATCTTCAGATGCATCTTGATGACCAAACAAGGCACTAGATACAGCCTTAACAGCCATTCCAGCTAGTGGTCCGCCTAAAGCACTGGCTATGGTTGGGGCGACCTGACCAATCAGTGGGCCAAAAGTTTTGAGAAAGTCCATGTTATTTCACCGTAATCATAAGGAAAACACCAATAGCTGCAATTCCAAGCAACAAAACGCCAACAATGCTACCGATCACAATTATGTCTTGCCTGTTTTCTTCCTGTTGCTTCATCGCCAGCGCCGCTTCTCTTGCTGCTTCTTTTCTCATCTCAATGACCTGACGTTGGATGCTTTCCCATGCAGCCCTACCATACTGGCCAACAAACATATTCTTAACATCAAGCGCCATCTGTTGCGCCTTGGCTTTTACCGCGTACATCTTTACGGCTTCAGCTTCAAAGTCAGCCTGAGATTGAAACATCTTCTTTTTTCGAGGAGATGACGCAATCTGAACAACTTGAGCAACACGGCCAAAAAGGGTTCCGACCTTCTCAGCCGTGTCCATAACATCATTACCCGCATCAACCGCTGACTTAATGCTATTATAAATAGCAGTAGCCCCAGCTATGAGGGTAAACGGGTCCATATTATTCCGTAGGAGCGCCAGCTAGAGTTTCGGCTGGAGCTTCTGGTGCGGCAGTGGACGCTGCTAATTCTACTTGTGGCTTAGCTTGCCCATGAAGTGCTGCAATAACATCCGCAACTTCAGCGTAAACGCCGTTAGCCAGATGCTTTAAAATTGCATTAACATGAGCGACAGTTAATTTAAGATCAAGTTCAAGGTTTTCCATTTTATCCTCTT